AACACTAACAACGACAGCGTATAAGGTGTTTTTAACCGTTGTAAATAACAATAGTGCAGACGGTAGGATAACGTGGTATATTGATGCAACAAATCAAACTACCACAGCATTTGTAGTTAAATGTGCGGAAATGGCAAGCGGTAATACACAAGACATTTATTTTGATTGGATAGTTATTGCACGATAATTTATATAATATAGTAATATTGCAAAATGAAGTTTATAATATTAATATTAAGTTGTTTATTTTCAATAGCTTACGGGCAAACGATTATATCACAACCTTATCTATTTCAAAAATATATAACCGTAAAAGATAGTGCTGCTATTAGTGGGCGGTTAAGAATACCAAATGATACTACTATTAATAAATACGGTATCGCTCAAATAGGTAGCGTTATTTATAGCGGAAATGGTGTTAATTGGACTGCAAGCGGCGGAATAGGTGACAGTATTTATTTTGTAAAAATATCGGATAGTATTATCAGGTATGTCACCCCAACCCAATTAGGAAATAGCGGATACATCAAAGGCAATGGCATCATTGGGGCTATCCCTTATTATGATGACACCAGACAGATAAGTTACACATCCAAATTCACGATAGATAGCTTATTAGGATTGGTATATTTCAATTGGGGAAAGACAAACAACCTAAATCTATCTTCACAAGCTACTGATCCATCATCACCAACTACTGGTATTGGTATTTATTCAAAGACTTTTAATGGCTTTACAGAACCCTACTACATAGATAGTCTTGGCAATTCAAGTAGGTTAAGTACAGTAAGTGCAAGTAGTAAAAATACGGGGACTGGGATTTCCCCACTAACGCCCGTTTGCCTTGATTCAACATCTAGTATAGCAAAAGCAAAAGGTAGTAACCCTAGATACCCCCCTTTTGCAATATCTTTAGATTCCATCCCTAATAATGGATATGGTAGAATAGTTTATAACGGGGGGATAGTAACGGGGCTTAATTTAAGCATATACAATGCAGGACAAAACGTTTATCTAGGCGATAACGGGGGAATATCACCAACCCCCTCTACATTATACCCTGCAATGAGAATAGGTATAGTAACCGCTAATAATACAAACGGTTCATTATTGGTTGCAATCGGTAACGTTCCTAAAGATAGTTTAAACGCTTCTAATTATTTCTCACAAGGCGGCAACTCATTCGGCACAACTGCAACATTGGGTACTACGGATAATAACGACTTGAAAATAATGAATAACAATACTAACTATTGGACTTTCGGCAAAACAGGCACATTAAGTAATAGTGGCGTTTCTTTTGATTTTGCAGGTGACGTAACCGCATCGAGTAGCGCAGCCATAACAGGAGGTGCGATATATCCTATTAATTACTTATCATTGCCCGACACCAACAGAAACGTTGCTTATAATTTGATAGGCACTCATAATGGTAGTTTATTTGCTCAAATAGGTTCTGGTCAATATTTTAGGCAAGTCTTAATGGCAAAAGATAGTAGTATATACATTACCCCTACTTATTTCAACGCTAACAAAGGTTCGGGAACTATCACAGGCAACTCCCCAACTATCACATCTTCGAAAGTACCCCTAACTTATTGGAATGGCACAAACCACATAGGCTATACAAACGGAGCAACAGTAGATACGGCGTGTGGTAATGTAGCGGCGAATACGTTTTATAGTGGGTTTAGTAGTGTTGCAGCAAGTGGCACACAGATAACATTAACTGTTTTATCAATCCCCAATTATTTAATAACGGGTTCAGGGGGGCAAGTTATAAAATTACCAGATGCTACTACTTTGCCTAGTGGTACAATTTTCACATTCAATAATAATCAAACAAGTGGAACTATTTCAGTCAACAATAATTCAAATACTTTAGTAACTACAATTCCAGCAGGTGGATATGCCTCTTTAGTTCTTAATAGTAATTCAATAGCAGCAGGTAGTTGGGATTGGCATTTTAGCGCACCATCAGCAGTTCAATGGAGTACCAATACGTTTAATTTAGGCAATGCAAGTATAACAAACGCTAGTTGGAATGGCAGCGTAATTGGAAGTAACAAAGGCGGTGCAGGAAGTGTAACGGGGATATTAAAAGCAGACGGTAGTGGTAATGTTAGTGCGGCAACGGCTGGTGCATCAAACGACTATTTAGCAGGAAGTAGCCTATCTGCAACTCGCAACGTTTCAACAGGGTCGATATTCACTTACAACAGTTCAACGGGGGCTTATAATTTTGACACGACAAAATACCAAGCACCGTTAATTAGCGGAACAAATATATCAATAGCTAGTAATACCGTTAACGTGGTATCTTCTCCTACTTTTTCGGGAAGTGTTACCATTTCATCCCCTGCAAACACCACAGGAAGCGCAGCGACAGTAGACGGCACTCAAACGCTATCTAATAAACGTTGGAAGGCGAGGGTAGGCAGTACAACATCTAGTGCAACGCCTACTATCAATACTGATAATTACGACATCTATAAGCTAACAGCACAGGCGGCAGATATTACATCATTTACTACTAACTTAACAGGCACGCCTAACGATGGGGATATTTTAGAAATACAGATAACAGGAACGGCGGCAAGGGCTATTACTTGGGGGACTTCTTTCGTTAGTTCATCTGTTACGCTTCCGACTACAACAGTCACAACAGCTACTTTAACGGTAGTGTTTCAATATTTCACCACATCTAGTTACGGGTCAAATAAATGGGTATGTTTCGCTACAAACTAATATTGATACTATTATGTGCTTCTTTAGCATCTCGTGGACAAAGTCCTATGAGTTATTTACTATTGAATAAGTCGGTCATTAATCCTATTATTTGGCTTGACGCATCTAATAGTAGCAGTTATAGTGGTAGCGGTACTACTTGGTATGACTTAACATCAAGTGCGGCAAATGGTACTTTAACAGGTTCGCCTACATTTAATTCTACCGCACCGAAAAACTTTAGTTTTAACGGAACTAATCAGTATGTAAATATAAGCAATAGGATGGCTTTAAATTATAACGGTGACATAACTATTTCTTGTTGGGTTAATTTAGCTTCTTTACCTAGTAGCGGTGCTGTATTTTATACTATTTCTGATATTGGCAATAGTGGTGGTGCTGAAAATTATTTAAGAATAAAATATGTTAGTGGTTCAGATATTGAATTGCAATTTGGGATATATGTACCCTCAAATGATTATCTAGTTCAGTCAAATATATTCTCATTACTATCGACTAATACTTGGTATAATATTGTTGGCACAGTAAAGTCTGGCGTTTGGAGTACCTATTTTAACGGCTCATTCGTAGCATCAAATTCAACAACAAATGGGTATGCTATTGGCACTTCATCTTATGCTAGTATTATGGCTTATAATTCGGGGGCTTCTAGGTATTTTAATGGTAAACTATCCCAAATACAGTACTACAATACAGCCCTTACATCGGCGAAAGTACTAGCTAATTTTAATTCTCAAAAAACTTATTATGGGTACTAAATTCATAAGACTATCAGAGGCGCAATATACTCATTACGGTGAAGATGTACGGTTAAATGCCGTACAAGCAAATGATGGGTTTTATTATGTAGATGCTAATTGTATCAATACTGCACCCGAAATATTTACGGGCAATGAGACAATGGTAGAAATGAGTATAGAAGATTTCCCACAACCTAAAACAATTAACTTTTAAATAACCAATAAAAAAACAATCAGTTGACTATGTTACACCATATTAAAGAAACGGCAGACGGGTTCATTAGCCTATTGGGAGTATTGGGATTGTTTACTATTTCTGCCACCACGGTAGATATGACTATGAAAATTGTATCGTTTGTATTAGGTTCTGTTGTGTCAGTATTAGCAGGGATTTACTACTATCAAGCCATTAAGAAAGACCGTAATAAAAAATAAAGTGTGGATAATTAAACTTTTATATGTAGTTTTGTCTATGTATATAGGTTATAAAATATTTGATAATAATTTAAAACAGAAGAAATGATTAAATCGTGGAAGACAACATTAGCAGGGATTTTAGCAGTATTGCCTACGTTGGCACATACTTTATATCCCCAATATGTGACAACAGATGTAGCAACAGCTATAACTACTATTTTAGTAGCAGCAGGTTTGATTGCAGCTAAAGACGGTAACGTAACAGGAGGCACTACGCCACAGTAAACTGATTGCGGCTAAATTGCCCCAAGTTCGCCCTTAAATCATACGGGGCTAGTGTCCGAGACACATTTAACGCCCTCTATCTAACACAAGAACGATAGAGGGTACTTTTAAAAAGAGAAAAAATGAAAGCAGATAAAGGTTATAGTTACATTGGAATTATCATTTTATTTGGACTGATAATGTGGCATTTAACGGGTTGTATGTCCGACCGTACAGCGTTACAGAAAGTGCTAACTAAAGAACCGCTATTTGATACGGTGGGGCAAGTTTACACTAACTTACACCCTTGCGATAATAAGGTGATAGCGCATTCGAGCGATACAACCTATTTGCACGATACCTCTATTGCTACTTGTCATGATACAGTAGGCAATTACATACACGATACCACTACAATAACCCACACAAATACAACGCACATACACGACCGTGACACCATTATCGACAACCAACAACTATCCCTTTGCAAATCGCAAATAGAGAATTTAAACAAGCAGATAGCAACATTAAACGGAATAATCACTACTCAACAACTACAAGTTTCAAAAGAACATAGTAGAGGCAATGAATGGTGCTTATATTTCTGGCTATTATTAGCAGCGATAGTGATTGCGTTGGTATTGTATATAGTAAAACCTAGGTTATGACACTTAAACAACGCTACGAATCAGTAGCAATAGCATACTTAAATAAATTCATTAGAAAGCAAGTTTTAGATTTCGATGGATGGGTAGGAGATGATATTGGGGGGATTGCTTCTTTTTGTTGCCAGTATTTCTTCAATCTTGACGATATACGCTACGATATAGATAATGAGTGCGAAGTGGGATTAATATTAAGATGGCAAGAGGATGGAGTAGAACATGATATGAATGGATTTTTTGACGATATAAATTACCGTTCTTATCACAATGGGTTAAGGTATGAAGATTTAAAAAAGTAAGGTTATGAGACAAGTAAACAAACAAACAATAGATTTAATAAAACACTTCGAAGGGTTTTCAGCAACTGCCTATCATGACAGTATAGATGCCCCCTCGATAGACACAATCGGATACGGTTCAACAACTTACCCCAATGGCAACAAAGTAAAAGTAGGAGAACCAGCAATTACAGAACAACAAGCAATCGAATACTTAACCTTTGAAGTCAATCAAAAAGCAGTAGCCGTTAGTCATTTAGTCACATCACAATTAAACGATAATCAGTTCGGTGCGTTGGTGTCTTTTGCTTACAATTTGGGTGAAGGTAACTTATCCGAAAGTACATTACTAAAGAAAGTAAACGCAAACCCAAAAGACCCGTCTATACAGCTAGAATTTGACAAATGGATATACTCTAACCACTTGCCCGTTAAAGGGCTAGAAACACGCCGTAGGGCTGAATGGACACTATACAATACACCATGTTAGCAGTTTACACGATACTATTTTCATTAACGCTCATAGTAGCAATATTATGGGCTAATCTTATCGACAATGCCAACCCCACCCATACGATTTGAACCGTTGAAGATAATTAAAACAAAAGTATGCCCAATAATGCCGAAGAAAAAAGTAAAACAAAGACTGAACAGATAAAGGAATATTATCTAACGCATCAGTCGGAAGATTTGCAAGTAATTGCGGACAAATTCAAAAGCACACGACAAACGGTGTCTAATATTGTGTCGGCATTAAGAAAAGAGGGGGGAATACCACCATTGCCAGAAGATTTTAATAAAGGGAAACGAGGAGAAGAAAAGCACCAAGCACTTGCAGAAGAATGTGAAACAACTGGGATTCCAAAAGAAAGGGTAACGCATTACTGGTGGAAAACTAAAGATGCCTCAATATTTGTTAAATGCGAACAAACCCAAGAAAGCGACATTTTAAAGTCAATTGAGGACATAGTAACTGAAAGGCTTACTACTAGAATAACAGTACCAATAACCCCCAATGAGACGTGCCAAAAAGCCCTTAAAGTAACTATATCGGATGCTCACGTTGGATTAGACCCAAACCCCAACGGATACGGGATTTACAACTACAAATACAATGCGGATATATTCTTTCAAAACTTAGAAAGTGTTTATAATTCTGTTATTGCAAAGCATAATCAATTTGGTAAATTTGATACTTTATTTATTGATGACTTAGGGGACGGATTAGACGGTTGGAACGGGTTAACGACTAGAGGCGGTCACGACTTGCCACAAAATATGTCTAACGTAGATGCTTTTAAAACTTTTGTTACAGGAAAACTAAACCTAATCGAAAGGCTAATTGCTGCCAATGTTTCCGACAATATAGAATGCCGTAATGTGTCAAACGATAACCATAGCGGTGACTTCGCAAGGATAGCGAATGAAACTATCAAAATGGTATTAGATAGAATTTACGGAAACGGGCAAATAGGTTTTAAGATACTCAATAAGTTTGTAGAGCATTTCTTTTACGGTGACCATTGTTTTATCCTCACTCACGGGAAAGACGAAAAGCAAAGGCTTAAAAATCTATCGCTAGACCTCACCCCAGCGATAGTAGAATTTTTTAGAAGTTATATAGACTATCACGGCATTAATTCTAAGTTTATTCACGTTGATAAAGGGGACTTGCACCAATTGGGCTACAAGCGTTGCAATAAGTTTGATTATAGAAATTATATGTCATTTGCGCCGCCTTCATTCCATAGTAGCCACAACTATAACGGTTCATATAGCGGCTATTCAATACAAGTGATAGATAAGCATTCGGCAACAGTAAGCCACGAAGATTATTTTTTTGATTTGACTAAATTGTAAATTATGACCGAAACACAAACGGTAAGAATAGAACTACTAGCAGACGGCATTTATAAAGTCTTTGTAAAAAGCAATAACAAGCCAATAGGCATATTTATAAGCGACTTAGGCACTTACTACTATGAGCCTATTGATACTAAAGGACTATGGTCTGATTATGCATTGATTGAAATTGGTACATTATTAAAGAAAGTTAATGAATTATGACAAAAAAAACATACCTATTATTAGACGATGTAAGAAGACCCTTTGATGTATTTTTATATACTTTTAAGCTAAAATACCTATTTAGAAAATGGGTAATAGTAAGAAATTATAAAGAGTTGAAAGAATGGGTATTTAAAAACGGTTTACCTTACTTTATTTCTTTCGACCACGATTTACACCATTCACATTATACACCTAAAGAATATTGGAGTGATTACGAAGTTAGTAAAAAATGGCAAGAAGCACAGCCTAAAATAGAACGCAACGGCGAAGATTGTGCTTCTATGATAAGAAGATATTATCGTGTTAGATATTGGGAAACTAAACCTAAATTCTACGTTCACTCTAAAAACCCAGTAGGTCGGGATAAAATTTTAAAAATACTAAATAGCTTTTAATTATGACAAAATCCCAACAATACCTTTCCGAGCGCAATATAACCCCAACACCAGAAATACTAGCAGCACTAGACTACTTTATGCGTTTAGGCTATTCAACGTCTGTAATGTGCATATCTACCACCACACTAGAGGACTTGCAGCGTGATTGGTTTACGGAGGAAAAGAAGAAAGTTAGTAACTGAAACAAATACAACTATGACTAAAGCAGAAAAGCGATTAAAAAAGATAGGTTAT